ACGTAGAGGCGTCCGGGTGGAAGGACAAATGGCCCCCTGCTGGCTCAGGGATTGCTGTCCTTGACGGCGTTTATCACGAGAAAATCGCGCGTTTTTACCGCATCGGGAAATGAGCGGTGGGGGGGGGTTTACAAATTCTAGCGTTAGGTTATTATTGAGTCATGGATAACGCCACCAAGTACGCAGCCAGCCGGGCGGGGATGAAGCGCCTCCAGGACAGCAAGCGTCGAGCTTCGATTAAAGCCGGCAACCGCTGTTCCAAGTGCGAGGCTTGGATTTACCCAGGCTACGGGAAGTCGCGCACATGTTCTTCATGTTCTGATGAGCCGGTGCTCGTCATAGAGGGGGAACGTCGACCATTCGGGAGCCAGGTTCACGGTCCAGGCGGCGAGGTGCGGGATCATGGCGTGGGCTGCGTGTGGACTTGCGATTGCGGTCTGGGACAGTACAAGTGAAGTGCCCGCACTGTGGAAAGAAGATCAACGCCGGCGCTATTCTTGGCACGGTGAAGTCGGCTGCTAAGGCGGCATCTTCTCGCGAGAATGGCAAGAAGGGTGGTCGTCCCAAGAAGCACACTTGACGTAACAGCAGGCCGCCTAAGAAGATGGCGTAGTAAAGGACTCCTGACGTGGCCGATCGACCGAGCGTTCTCGCCGGAATCTACGACGACAAGATCGGCGCTTGACGAATGTCATGGCCCGCGGAGAAGATGGGCTCATGACGCCGCTGTTTCGTCGGACGGATAAGACACTCTGCATCAGCCTGAAGCCGGGGCCGCGCGAGCTTCTTGAGAGCCAGGCGGCCCAGTTCGTCACGATGGCCACGAGCCGATACAATGGGCTCAGCGGGACTTACTTCATTGTTGACGAGCAGCACGTGCGCCTCCCTCGGTCGGTCCCGCGGCGCAACATCGAGCACGTGCGCGGTCTCGGGACCGACGTCTGGGCCAGTAGCTCAAAGCGCATCGGGATGTCCGAGTGAGCAAGGTCATCGACCTGGCGAATTGGAAGAAGCTCAAGTCTTCCATCAAGCTCACTTCGCTTGGTGATGATCCGCCGCGCGAGCTGCTGATCTTCCCGCTGGGGCGCCTCATCACGACGCTGAAGGGCGACTTCATCCTCACCGAGGAGGGCGCGCGCGAGGTGATGGCGAAGTATGTCGCCCACGGGACCGACCTCCACTTCGACTACGAGCACCTCTCGATCGAGCCGGAGAAGAATGCCTCGCCGGACCTCGCGATCGCCGCTGGCTGGTTCGACCTCGAGCTTCGGCCCGACGGGCTGTGGGCCACCAACATCGAGTGGACGCCGCGCGCCGAGAAGATGATTAGGGCGAAGGAGTATCGCTACATTTCGCCTGCGTTCCATGCTGATGAGCGTGGGGAGATCCACGATCTCCTGAATATTGCCCTCACGAATTTACCGGCAACGGATAACCTCGACGCGCTCGTCGCGGCATCGATGCGCGCGCGAAAGATTGACAACCGAGATGAGATCGGAAAGTCTCGTCGGGTCCGACTCAGTCTCACACGGGAGAAACAAATGACGGCGCACCCGCTTGCAAAGCACCTGAAGGGCCTGGACCACGGCGAAGTGGGCAAGGCAACCGGAATTTCCAGCGAGCGGATGAAGCACCTGGCCGCGGGCCACCCCCCGACCACCGAAGAGCTGAGCGCGTGCCTCAAGCACCTCGCTCTCCCCGAGGAAGAGTCGAAGAAGCTGACCGAAGAGCACGGCGAGTACCTCAAGGGGATGGACGCCCCCGACCATGAGGAAAAGGGCGAGGACGACGAGAAAGACGACGACGCCCCCGAAAAGAACAGCCTGAACAACCGCGGCGCGAGCGACGGCCAGGTCCCCCACGAGAACAAGTCGGCCGGCGGCGAAGCGAAGATCGATGGCGCCAAGGACGAGGCGGATGAGGACGAGGGCGACAACACCGCTCCGGCCAAGGCCAGCAAGACCAGCCGCACCGCAGATGGCGCTCTCACGCGCGACGAACTGATCGCCCTCACGGGCAGCACCGACCCCAAAGAACAGCGGAGGAAGCTCACGGCCATGGCATCCAATTCCAAGCAGGTCGACTCGGACCGCGAGTTCCTGAAGCAGATGCGCGCCGAGAGCGAGGGCCGCGAAAAGGGCGAGCTCGTCGCTTTGGCGAAGGCTCAGAACCGCTGGACCCCGAACTGGGAGAAGTTCTTCTCCACCAAACCGAACTCGCTGCTCCGCGAGATGCTGACCAGCGGCGCGATGCCGCAGGTTGGTGGCGAGGAGCTGCAGCCCCTGATGGCGAGCGGCGTCGACGGCATCACGCTGCTCCGCAGCGACAACCGGTACATCACGATGTGCCGCGTTCTCGGCGTCAGCGACGACCCCAAGGAATACGCCAAGGTCAAGGCCGACATCATCTCTCTCCGCGACAATGTGGTCGACGGTGACGGCTACCCGGTCGGCCGTCGCGGCCTGCAGCTCGGCCCGACGATGACCAAGCGCCTGATGGACAGCTGGATGGGCATCAAGCCCGGCAAGACTTCCAGCAACCGCTTCACGACGCGCCAGCAGCTGCGCTCCACCGCGAAGGCAGATCCCGTCGGAGTCTAGGTTGGAGGCCGAACCTCTCCCACGGCTCGATGAGCTGCCCCCGGCTCTCATCGCGTTCCTGGTGGAGGCGAAGCGTTTCATGAGGGACAAGCGGGTGGGTAGCTTGTCGGTTCGGTTCCAGGAGGGCGGAGTTCCAACCCTCATCGAAAAGCACGAGCAGGAAAAGTTCCCGCGGTAAGGCAGCACGCGGCACCCACATAGAAGCACCGAGGCACTCGACACCCGAGACCCCGTTCAGGCCACCATGCCCGAGCGGGGTTTTTTCTTTTCGAAGGAGATCACATGGCGGCGTTGACGACTTTCCGACCCACCCAGATTTACGGCGGCGCCCCCGAAGGCGTGCTCCCCACCCGGTACTACGTCCCCCAGGGCGCGAACGGGACCATCTACGGCGGCGCGCTGGTGGTCATCGCCAACGCCTCGGGCGGCTCCGGCACCACGGCCTTCACAGCCGGCTACGCTTACCCGGCCGGCACCGCGTCGGGGCTCGACAGCGGCTATGTGCCCGGCTCGATCCTGGGCATGGCGGACTCTAGCCAGCTCGGCGGGGGCCTCTCGAGCTACGTCGGGACCGGGGTCAACGGAGGCAACTACATCCAGGTCCGGAACGGCTGCTTCCTCTGGGATGTTTCGTCCGCCAACGGCGCGATCACAATCGCCAACTTCGGCAACAAGGTCTACGCGGTCGACGACCACACCGTCGCTCTGACCGGTGGAATCTACACCGCCTGCGCGGGCCTCTTCATGGGCTTCGACACGTCGCCGACCTCGCTTGATCCCACGCAGATCATGGCCGCGGTTCTGACCATCGGCGTCGGCTCCTTCGGGGCAATCACCTGATCCAATGAGCATCTCGACGCACATCGCCAATCGGGTCGCGTCGCGGCTCGCCAACAAGCTCGCAAGAGCGAACAACGGAGACGAGTAAATGGCCGACTTTACACCACCTGTGAACGTCAACGCGTTGGGACTTTACACAAAATATTCGCAAATCTATCAACAGGCGTTCATGGATTACGAGGTGTTCTGGCCGAAGTTTGCCCAGCCATTCGAGTCCACGACGTCTAGCGAGATGCACGTTTGGCTCGACCGCGTGCCGAAGCTGCGCCTCTGGAATGGCGACCGGCAGCTGCAGTCCGCCGTGCTCCGCAACTATCTGCTGACCAACTTGACCTTCGAGCTCACTGAAGAGCTCGACGCCTTCAACGTCGCGGACAACAAGATCGACGCGTTCGGTCCTGTGGTCCAGATGATGGCGCTGCAGGCCAAGAAGTGGGCCGACGACCTGTTCTTCGACCCGCAGATCGGCGCGATCGTCCTGGGCGCCACGACCACGACCTACGACGGCCAGCCGTATTTCTCGACGGCCCACCCGGTCAACCAGAACAACCCGTCGAGCGCTGTCCAGTCGAACTTCGCGACGAGCACGAAGTTCACGGCGACCAACTACTTCAACGCTCGCTACACCATGATGAGCTATCTCGGGTACGACCTGCACCCGCTGTACGTCACGCCCGATCTCCTGATGCTCCCGCCGCTGTGGGAGGCCGCCGCGCTGCAGGTCTTGAACACGACCTTCATCGCGCCGAACTCGGTGATCGGCCAGAACGCCGCCGCCGTCATGCAGGAGAACCCCCTGATCGGCACCGCCGACCTGCTGGTGGTGCCCGACCTAGAGCAGATCACGTCGATCAACGGCAACTCCGGAAGCCCGTGGCTCCTGATGGACAGCAGCAAGCCCATCAAGCCCTTTATTTTCCAACTCCGCGAGCCGCCCGAGTTCGTGATGAACGTCGCCCCGAACAGCCCGGCCATGATCAGTCGGCATGCGCTGCAGTACAGCGTCTTCACCAGAGGCGTGGGCGGTTACGGGCCCTACTGGATGAGTTACCTGGCTGTCGGTTAGGTGGAACAGCAGCAACCCGTGCCCCAGGGGGCCGGGCAACCCTGAAGGAGGCACGAGATGGCGCGGTTTCTTGTCGAGCTGAAGGCAACGTCGGTCCGGGATCCGAAGATGGATCACCCGACCTACCGGATCGTCGACCCGGGCGAGTGGTACGAGTTCTTCGGAGCGGGCGGCATCGCCAAGCGCCGCAGCCTGTTCGAAAGCCGAAGCGTCGACGGCGAGTTCGCGCCCAACAAGATGACCAAGGGGATCTGTCTTTTCCGGCAGACCCCTGGCACCCCCGAGAACCCTCGGGGCTCGGCCGCCCGGCCCGTCACGATCGTCTGCGACGGCAAGCACCTAGAGCAGCTTGAGCACGATCGCTTGAACTTGGAGATCATCTCGACCGTGCAGGTGTCCGACGAAGCAGCGCTCGGCCTGATTGAGGCCGGCGCTCCAAGACCGAATCCGCTGTCCACCCCTTCGGCTCCGGTTCACCCCCAGGGCAAGCAAGGGAGGACCGCCTAAGACGAGTCCCGCCGGCGGGCCGCTTCAGGGGTCCTTTCCGCCCCCTGTTGGGGCTCCGCAGGCAGCCCGTCGGTGGGAATTTTGATGAGTACGCCCGCGCTCAACACACAGCTCTACATAGCGCAGAGCGAACTCACGTCGTTGGGGCTTTCGCAACAATTCCTCAACAGTCCACTGCTGACGAGCCCGCAAGTCAACCAGCCGTGGGTCGCGAACACGACCTTTGGCTCCCAGATGACGTCGCTGATCTCTCCTCTGACGTGGGGAGTGGTCACGCACGTCGGGTCTGGCCCGGTCGGGTCCGTGACGTTCTCGGGCACACCCAACGCTGCGGCGCCGGTCAACGTCCTGGTCCTGATCGAGGAGGGCGGCGCGGTCGGGACCGCCACCTTCGCTTACTCGACCGATGGGGGGTTTACCTACTCGGGCATCTACACCACCGCGAGTTCAGTCCCGCTCGAGGGCACCGGGATCGTCGTGGCTTTCGCCGCGGGGACCTACGTCGACGCCGACACCTACTCGACCAGCTACACCGGCAACGGGTTGATCTACGCGGCGCAGGTGCCCGGTGGTGAGACGGGATCCGTGCAGCCGACATGGCCGCTGCAGGTTGGCGCGACGGTCCTGGACGGGTCCGTCACGTGGCTCTGCATCGGGCCGAACAACGCCATCTCGATCGCGATCATGGCTGGGTCCGAAGAGGCCAACAAGTACATCGGACAGGCATACGGGCTTCCGCTGATCGCGTGGGGCTACGACCTCAAGGTCCTGGTGGCGGACCTCGTCGCCTACCGGCTCGCGCGCGTCCGCGGATACAACCCGTCCGTCCCGGCCGAGGACACGTTCCGGATCTCCTACGAGCAGACCATCCGCTCACTTCGGGAGGTCGCGAACCGAAAGGCGCAGCTCGACGTGGTCGGCCAGAACTCGAACGCCGCAGCCCAGACGAACCCGTCGACGGGCCCGACGGTCATGAGCCCCGCGCTGCCGTTCAACGCCTGGACCTACGGGACCAGGGGAGCGAACCAGCGATGAATCCCCCCGCCTTCGACGAGCTGATCCATGCCCTGGCGGAGCTCGAGGACGACGCGTTCCTGGAGGGACTCTCCAAGGAACTCGGCGAGACCGTCGAGCATCTGATCAAGCGCGGGTTCGAGACGGCGACGGCCCCCGACGGAACGCCGTGGGCGCCTCGCAAGCTGGC